CATTAATTTCTAATTCTGAGAGGTAATCTTTTTCCTGATATCCAAATAAATTTCTTGCTGTTTCGTAAACTTGCTTTTCTACAGGTATAAACCCTAGTTCATGATATCTACCCATGCTTTCAGCAAGGTTATCTAAGTTAGGTTTAAGTGAATCACCTTCTATTAGGAAACCTTCACTTATAAACCTGCCGTCCCAGTTAGCAGTTTTATTACCTTTAATTCTAATTCTTGATTGTCTTTGATTATATAAAGGATTATATAAAGTATCAGCAAAGTCTGTTACATTATCTAACACCATTGCATGTTCTATTTCTCTTACAAATAAACATACAGCATAAATTTCTTTTCCAACTGGTGGGATAATTTCAATTTTTAAATCTTCTCTGTTTATGGAACATTCTTTAGGATTTATAGACCTTCCATCTTTGTCCATAATGTTAAACATATTAAATTCATTACGTTTAATTTTTGCAACAAATCCTTTTGAAGTTTCAAATGTTACCTTAGTTGCCATAGGAGACAATTCTAGAGTGTTGTCTGTTTGCCAATTACCTTGTAGCCAGAATAAGAATTGTTTTGCTGAATATAACCAGTCTCTTGTTTCATTAATGTCTATATCGTATTCGCCAAAAGTATATCCTAAATGCTTTTGATATCTACCTAAAGATATTAAGAAATCAAATACTTCTTGTTGTGTTTTATAAACATGCTCGTATTCTATTTTTTGTACTACGCCTGTTGTGTCTAAATATATTGCACCTTCTTTAAAATTAATTTGAGGTAATTTACTTAATTTTTTATATAGTAGTTGTGAGAAATTTACTGCTTTTGGAATATAATCTTTTGCTTCATAATAAACATCGTTATATTCTACAATAGTACCCCTATTGTATGATGTATTTGGTTCCCATCTTACGTAAGGATGTGCTTCACCGCCTACTTGTACTTTTTCAGATCTGCCTGTTGTGTCACTTTCTAAAATTTTAAAATGACCTAAGTTTTTATCATACCCACTTACTTTATATCCTTCAGTAACTTTTTGTATAATAACACCCTGATAAATGTTTCTTGATTTGTAAGGTGAATTGTGTATATCTACAGTAATATTTTCTTGTGGAATAATTAAATTTGTACTGCTACCTGTAGTACTAAACTGATCCATAGACATTGTCATTGTGTCTTTATCAATGTAGCCTGAGAATCTGTAACCTAATTTTACATTCAAATTTCTTAATTTAGTTACAAAATTATTTACAACATCAAGTCCTTGGAACTTTAACCAACTGTTTATAAATTGTGTGTAACCAATATTGGTTATCATATTTCCATTTGAATCTATATCACCGTGAATATGGAAATGATCAGGGTCTCTAAACTTCCAATTTTTCCTTGTTGTAGTATTAATGTATTTGCTATAATTTGCTGGTGCTTTTGTAACTTTTGTAGGGTCACTGAATACTGTAGCAAATTTACCTGGATTTGATAATACTAATAATTCTGCTATTGCAAACGGATATTTCTCACTATATTTCCATGCGTTTTCTACAGGTGCTCCATCTCCAAATACCCATTCTCTATCTAATTCAACATCAGTTTTTAAAGTAAATGATTGATTTCTTTCACTTTTTCTGGCGTATGTTGCCAATGCATCTGTTGGTGCAGTACCATTTTTATTTGTTTCTATATCTTGTACCTGTGCAACAAAATTACCTGCATAAGTTAAAGGATCACCACTATGTGTTGTTGTGCCTCCGCCTACTGCGTAAGGGAACATAGGGTTACCAGAGTCATCTATGGTTGCTACATAGTATCTTATTGCGGTACTAGGTGAGTCAGGTGTTACTCCGTATCTCGTATTCCATCTATCTGCTGTTCCAGGTTGTGCGTAAAGTGTAGGACTATATTCGTAATCCTGTATAAATTCACCTGTGTGAGCACCACCGGGTCCAGAGCTTCTGTTGCCAGATTTTAGTTGAAAGGAACTTTTTATATTTGTAATAGCACTACTGCTGTCCATAGGATCAGTATAACCATATGGCCCATAAATTGGTAAGCCGTCAAATGCCCAACCTATTACACCTGAATGTGTTGTACCGTTACCCCATACAACACTATTACTCATATCTTGAGTTGGTATTGCTGTGAAAATCTTTCCATCCTCATCAGTTGTTGCAATATCATTTTGTAATCTGCTAGGTTCTGTTTCAAAACCTAATTCATAAGTCCATGTGCTATCATATTCGTAACTACTAGATAAAGGACTACTTAAAGGTAAGCCGTTTACTAAAATAGCACTCGCACCTTTTTCAATTACATTGTTACTTGTTGCTTCATTACCTGAACTAATTGTATTGTAATCAACATTATTAGGTATTCTATATGTAGAAGCAAATGTACCGAACTCTGGTGGTGCTAATGTTTGATCTATTTTTGACCTTGAATAATTAGGTATATCATAACTTGTAATATATCTATTTAAAGAATCAAACTGTACATTTATACCGTCGTCTTTAAGAAAACTTGATGTTTTGTATCCCTGACTTGTATCTGGTTCTGTTTCCCTCCATACAAGTTTAAATGTTGTCACACCTGTTCCAGTAATTTCAGGTGGTGTTCGTAGATTACTATTTGCATCTACTGGTATCATTTCTAATAAATTAATTCTTGTTGCTCTAGATTTTCTACTGAACGGATTTAAAATATCTCTCCAAAGTTCATTTGTAACATTTTCTCTAGTACCTTGCCTTATTATACCATCTTCTAAGTCTGACCACATAGGGATATTATTACTACCATAGTCTGGATATGTTGTTGTAATATATTGATCGTCCCACCAGGAAGGCTTCTTAATGAATCCTAACATTTCCCAAGGATGTGTATGAGGCCTTACTGTATCAAAATAGTATTCGTACCAACCTCTCCAGTGCCCTGGAATAACACCGTCACCAGATGCAATACCACCGCTAGACGTAAAGTTTTCTCTATAGTTCCAGGTCCACTTATTATTGTTGTCGTAAAATTCATTCTTTACAGGATCGACTTTATTTTCTATTACCCAATTTTCAAAATTTGTTTGTAGTAAATCATTGTAAATTGTCCATTCTGGATTTTCTCTTCTCCATCTTCCTTGTCTGATTTCAAGTACATTTAAATCTGGATACTCAGTCTTATCTCTAAATTCTGCCTTTGCAGAATTATAAATTCTCTTTTCAAACTCTAATACAATATTGTCTCGTTCATCTCCGTATATAGGAGTTTTACTGCCATCGTGTCCTACAATTAATTCCTGTGAAGTTTGGTAAGTGTAATCTGTAATTTTTTCTGGTGTATATAAAGGATATATCCCCATTGTACTAGGCGTAGGCGGACACTCTACACTATCCCTATCCGAATTATAAATTTTAAATTCTAATTCATCTAATAATGCAGGAGTATAATTTTTAAATGTAACTGTTAAAGGACTGTATGTTAAAGTATAATCTTCTCCAACAGTCATTAGTGTTTTTACATTATTTCTTGTGTAATAAATTAATAAACTATTTTCAATTTTATCTAAGTCTACAGAAGAACTTAATGTATGTGAAGACAGAGTGATATCATTTATAACTAAAGTTTCTTTTACATAGTTGTCACCGAAAGGCAATATATAAGTTTGTCCAAATACGTTTCTTCCTACACTAAATGATATGAGATTTCTCAGAACTTTTTCTAATATTTCTTCATTACTGTAATCATTAAAATTAACTATATTGTAATATTCATCTAATTCTTTAAAGAATCTTTTCTTATATTTGCTGTATTCACTAGCATTAAATCTTAATGCATCAATAATGTTATGAGGTTGATCATCAAGTAAAAATGCACCTAATACTAAATCCTGATTTGATTGTACTATATCTGTGCCGTATAACTCTTCTTTAGTTAAAGAACTAAAATTATTAGTGCCTAAAGCATCACCTGTAAAACCAGGCTGATTTTCTATATAATTTTTAAAATGAGGTAAAAACTCAGGTTCTGATATTTTTGTTACTTCTTCTTTAAATGGATTATTGCCCCATGCTATAGGCAATTCATGTTTACTTTTGTTATCAACATTACTATCAAGTCCTCTAGAAAATACGGAAACTTCAAAAATGTCACCTATGTTTAAGTAACTTCTATCTATTTCTATTTTGTTTCCAGTTGATATGTATGTAAAGTCGTGAAATAATTCACCGTTCTTTCTGACTCTAATATTAAAATTACTTTGGAATGCCTCTCCTGTTCTAGGAGTACATCCTATTTCAAATATTTGTTGGAATTCGTCATATATTGTTCTTGTGATTTCTATGATTGTTTCTATTCTTTGCTGACTTTTCCATTGTGGACTTTTAAAGTTATTGTGGTATTGTGCTGTCTTACCTATTTTAGCAGTAGGCGAACTTGTTCCTGTACCGTCATCTGATGTTTTGTAAACTGATCTTAATATCTTGTAGTAATAACAACCTTTAATATCTGTTGGAGTAGAACTACCCATAACAATATTGTTATAAGTTTCTGTTTCCATAAAGTTTTCATAACTTATTTCACTGGCATTCTTAAATGATCTGTATGCTAATGGTAAATTATATTCTGCATCAAGACTGCCTGTTCCTACTTCAAAACCAAATATTTTATTTCCCCTAAAATTATTACTTGGGAAAATTGTAGTGTCTCCTAAATAACGGTTTTGGTCATCATATAATTTAAATAATGGTGCTTGATTTAGTTTGGACTTAGTTTGTGATTCTATTAAGCCGTTATTGTAATAGAATTCCTTTCCTATTTCTGTAAATCCAGAGGACACAAATACTGTGTCTCCTTCTGTTAATGTAGTATCTACACTTAAACTGATTGCGTTTGAAAGTGATGAATTGGCTACAGTTGCTACATATACATTCGCTGATACTGAACTATCTTCGTTAGGAAATATAATTTTTGTTCCTGTAGTAATTGTTACGGTATCTATAGCAACATTACTTGCATCTAAACCTACAACTTCGCTGTAGAGCAATGATGTACTTACATCTACGTTGCCTTTACTTGTTGTACCAACATTGTATAATTCTAAATCTCTATCAAATTCTAGAATAGGTCTCTTTGCTCTAAATGTTTTTGCTGGAATGGTATCTCCAGCATCTTCAAAGTTTTCTCTGTGGTACCAAAAGTTAGTTCTACTCCAAACGTTTTTGTTTGCGGAACCTCTGCCTATTACAACATAATCTTTACTTGTTTGTGGGTTGGCAATACCGTTAGCATAACTTACATCAACTGCTACAAGAATTATGCTTTCTCCTACACCCTCAACTATAAATTCTTTACCAACATATTTAGAATTATCAATTACATAGTCTCCTGCAAACGTAACTTTCATTCCATTTTTAAATGCTTTGCCACCGCTTGGTGTGTATGAAGTTTTACCTATTATATCTTTGTCTACATTTATAGGTGCAGAAGATGTTCCAGAAATAGATATTGCAGTAGGACCAGATGTACTCCAAAAGTATTCTTGATAATTTAAAAATTTATTAAATTCAATTGGTGGTAAGAATGATTGGAATTCAGATGTAAGCCAGTGATTTTGTTCTAATACATCTACATTATAATTTTTAAGAATGTTTATAAACTCATCATAAAAAATAAAGTTTTCACTTACACCTGTATTAGCATTAGTATTGTTTACTGCTGGTAATAGATTATAATACTGTTTGTCTAAGTCTTCTTCGTAAATCCAGGCACCATCTACAAGTTTATCTTTAGATGTTTTCTTTCCTACAAATCCACTTACTGGTTCTATATTTGCTTTACTGTATAATTGTTCTACTGTACTTTCAAAGAAATTCTTTACTGACTCAGTCTGCAGGATTCCGGGTAACTTTTTGTAAATTTTATCTGCCATTATTAATTAGCCAATGTAGTTTTAGTAATTTTATCTATAATCTCAATATCAGTAACTTTTGCTGTATTAACAAAGAACTCGTTGCTTTCCGCTTGTATTTGGAATAAGTCCCCAAAGTTACCAGAATTTACTTTTGGTACAATAACAATACTTCCTATTACACCACTTAATTGTTGATGAACAAAACTACTTAATTCTGTAAAGTAGAAGTTTTCACCGAACTCCCAATTATTAACATCAAAGTATCTGTTAAATGCTTTGATTACTTTTGTTTTAATTTCATTATCACTTAATGTTGTTCCTGCTAGTTTAACTACTCTGAATTTTGCCTGTACACTTTCGTCAGCATCAGTCCCAAATAACCTTTTAAACTTTGCACTCTTATAAACTAATGTGTCACTAGCATTTTTAAACCCGTCTAAAACTTGGAATTCGTTTGCTAGTTCATCACTTGTAGGAGCCAACGGAAATGATGTACCAGGTACATTTAAGTATTTTTGTATCTCTGTATAATAAGAATTTGTTAAAACTAACATTTCAACAACATTACTAATACTTGGATCTATTCTGACATCGTTAGGTGCCTTGTGATCCCATTTCATTACACATGGCCTTACATCAGGTAATCTTGTATTTTGATCTTTACCTCTACCTACTTTAACAAAACAGTCTGTAGTTTCTACTAAACTAATGTTATCTGCATCAGTACTACTTCTTGTCATTATATAGAACTTTTCGTTTTCTACTACATAAATTTTTATTCCAAAATATTGGTTTGCAGTATTTTCAAATTTTTCTGCTAATGCTAATGTATCAACAATAATGTAATCTACTGTACTCCATTCTACTGGATCAGAATAACTTATAGGAGATATAGTTGCTGGACTACCACTTGCCTGTGTATTGTCCCAATCTGTTTCTCCTCTCCAATCTAAAATTACGCCACTAACTGGCCTGTCATACACATAACCATCAAAGTCTGTGTAGTTTGCAAATATAATTAAATCTGTGCTTGATACAAATTCATTGAATTGGAACGGCTTATCTGGAACTAAGTCACTATCTGAATCCACTGGAGCAACTTTTACTTTTCTGTTATCTGTATAACCGTCTGAATATTTAAAAACATCTCTTATTTCATACACAATATCTGTATCTAATCTGTCTTTTGCAGATTTGTATTCTACTAAAATTCTATCTCTACTAATAGCACCAGTTGTATCTGTAGCAAATAAATGATAGTTGTCATCTAAATTGGAATATGTTAATCTACCTGTTTGTGCTGTAGCATTTGCATTTGACAAGAACATTCTTCCCACAGCACTTGCATTCGCTGATGCTCCATTTATACCGTATGTGAATATACTTGCATTACCATGATAAATTTCAGTAAGGCCAGTATTGTTATTATACTGCTTATATGTAATGTTACCATTGTCATCTAAGATATTATATCCAAATGTTGTATTATCAAAATCTATTGTTAAATTACTTGGTAATCTGGATATGCGACCATCGTTATTAGATAGTGTTACATTATTAGTAGAAACATTACCGTCATCAAAATAAGGATTTAACGATACGTTTGCCGCATTTACAAACCTGTTTGCTGTAGAAATATTTGCTACTGAATGAGGGTCTGTTAATAAATCATTTCTCATTAATCCAAATGTACTTTGCCATGTAACGTTTACGTCAAACCATTTAATATCTCTTGTTCTTAATGCTATATTTGTTCTCAAACCGTTAGGGTCATAATACGCAGAGTTGTCTAAACTTTGCCATGCATCTGCAACATTATCGCTATTAGAATCCGACCAAACAAAAGTTTCTGTAACTCCTGGTTTGTAATTTAAGGTGTTAAATGTAATTGTATCTCTAACTGCTTGAGTAGTATTATCTGTTACTTTTACAGATTTTACATTATAGAATTTTAAATCATTTGCACTTTGGACAACATAAGATAACCCTCTTATACTAACATTATATTTGTAACTTGTAGTATCAATAGGTGAGAATTCAAACAATATTAACCAACTATTATCTTTGCCAGATAATGTTTTATCTTTTGCATTTTGAATGTCTAAAGAGCCTGTTTTTAATAAATCTGCATTTGATATAATGTAAAAAGATTGATCTGTTAAATCAAAGCCCAATCCAAATGTGCTTTTATTAGCCAGTGCTGATTCTATTGCAGTTTGTTCAGAACTTGTAAATGTTTTTCTTAAACTTGCTATTACTTCGTCTGCTCTCCAATTAGAGTTTACACTATCACTCAATGTCCATGGACCTATGCTTGTACTTAATCCACTGGATAATGCACCATTGTTTTGTACACTTGTAATTCTTACCCATTTATAATTTGCGATATTAGTAGGGTCTACAAATTTAACAAATGTATTCTCTTGAAATACTTTTGTAGATGCTGTATTGTTTACCATAACAACTGCGTCAGAACTACTAAATGTTTCTGTCATATATCCTGTTGTGCTTTGAGTAGCAACTGGTAGAGGATTCCATCTTATGTTTAAAGTCTCTGTAGAGAATTTTGTTGGTATAAAGTTACTCCATTTTTCTCTTAACGTGTCATATATTACATTGTTTAATCTTTGTTCTTTTAAAAACTCTACAATAGTATTGTCTACTACTTCTGCAGGAGTGTTGTTGTCGCTAACTGTAATTTCTTTTGATACAGGATCGTTATCTTTATATAAAAAGCCGTCCTCTGTATAAGTTTCAACACTTTGGAAAGTTCCTGTAGGATCATTTATATCAATATATCTACTATGCCCTGCATGTGTTCTGTTTGTAGCCTTTAACTTTAAAATATTTGATGATTGACTTAAAGGAAACACATTATAATCTTGTGCTGAAACCATTCTATTTTGAGTATAGAATGTTTGCGGTGCCTTAGTTTTAATATTCTGTAAACTTTCTGCAGGTAAACTGTTGTTTACACTTGACTCTAAACCAAATGTAAATGTTAAAGTAAATGATTCACCAGAAGCATTCACATAAGGAATACTTGCATTTAAATTTTTTGCATCATCAGGATGTATAGTGTATCTTTCACCATCACTTATTCTGTGCCATATTCTAAAAATACCTGTAGGTACATTACCGAAATTACCATCAGGAAATTTAACTCTTATACCATCATTGTTTAAATTTTCTACAGCATATAAATTTCTAGTGTTTAATGCTTTACTGTTATAGTTAAGTGTTTGCCCAACTGTATTTGGTATCTTTGTCCATTTATTTTGTACAACACCTTGTGTATTAACTTCCTGAATATATACATCAGTTTCGTTAATATTTTTCTTTATTATATCCTGGAACCTGTTTTGTAAGGGTGTTTCATAATTAAAGTCTTCAAATGCTAATTGCCCTTGCTTAAATAATAAGAAGAAACCTGTGTTATTACTTGATAATCCTAATCCGTCATTTCTATAAAATAATCCAAAGTCATTTGTTGGATCAGGTTGCTCTTCGTAAAAATACTCATTGTCAAAGAAATCACCATTTACTATTTCAAACTGTCTTGTTACTCCGTTTACATTTATAGGAAAAGACAATGCAAGTGGAGCCGTTATAGGCGTACTTATTGCATACTGGTCTGTGTTGATACCTGCAACTTTACCTGATTTTATAGGTGCTGAGAATCTGTTTGTTGTACCCATAGCCGCATTAAGAACTGTAATAAATTGTTCGTAACTGTCAGGGTTATTAGCATCGTCCCAAAAAATATTTTGATTTGATAATTGATTACCTTGGCTATCTGTTAAAGGTTCATTTGTTCTTACAGCAGTAATTTTCATAAGTCCACTTGCAGGAATATTTCTTTTAGGATTGTATCCTAACATTCTTGCAAGTTTAAATACTGAGTCTCTTCTTTCTGCTGTTTCTAAAAAGTTTTCTCTAGTATTGACATCCATTCTAAATGCAATACTTGTACTTAAGAATGCTAACAATTCTATGATTGCAATAAATTCTGAACTTTCAATATAGTCGTTAAAGTTTTCTGGAAAGTTTGTTCTTACATATTCAACAAGACTTGTTCTCATTGTGTCGAAGTCATATGCTTGGAAGTCTACTTCACTAAAGGCCTTATATGCGACTTTCCAATCTTCTGCCGCAAATAAATTGTTTTGTCTATTAACGTATGCCATTATAAAGTATCCTCTGCATTTCTTCTAGTAAATTCTAAAAATAAAGTGTCTGCTTGATCAATATTATAATATCTTAATATTACTTCTGCTCGTATAGTTTGATCATTTATGTATAGAATAGATTCTTCTAAAGTAACCCTTGGGTCTAAATCTACAATTCTTTTTATATCGTCCTTTATGTCTTCTTCTAATGTTGGTGTTTCCGGTTCCATCAACATATCCCAAATTATACTACCGAAATTGGGTCTCATTACTCTTTCACCTTTTTTAGTATAAAAATGATTTAATAAATCTCTCTTAATAAGATCAGTATCTGTTAGGGTGTAAGGTGCCCTATTTTTGTCTACTGTACTAAACCCTTTGAATAATGTTGCCATGTAAGTATTTATCAAAAGTATTAAATATAGTTTTAATTAATGCTTGACTTCTTTGTTTAAGGTGTTATAATATGTTTATGAAAAATGTGATCTACCTACATGGGGCAAATGCAGACCCTGATAACTTTAATTACTATACATTAAAGATGCCAGAACACCCTTTCTTTTCACCTGCTTACGATATGGAACAAGATCCATATGATTTAGTAGAGCATGTAAGAATGCAAAAAGAGAGAGAATGGGGTAAACAAAAAGTAGTACTTGTAGGACATAGTTTTGGTGGTTTATTAGCAAGTTGGTATGCTAGTGTATATCCTAGAAAAGTAGATCATCTCATTACAATAGCAACTCCTTGGGAAGGTACGCCTGTAGCAAGAATACTTTCTATGGTTTTTAGAAACAGAAAGGTTTTTGAGAATACTAAGCCTGGTGCTGATGTATTAAGACTACTACAAGAGAAAACTTTTAATGGTAACCATACTAATATTGTATGTACTAGTGGTGCCAATCCTTTAGCAGGATTAGGAGGTCACGCAAATGACGGTATGATATCAGTTTCTAGCCAATCCTCAACACCCCCTAAATTTAAAAACACTGAAAATATCTATATTGAGGCGGGTCACAGTGGAGTTCTATTAAATAATGATGTAACTAAAATATTACAAGATATAATATTTGAAAAATAAAATGGAAGATACAAAATCCTTAAACAACACACTAGAAGAAGAATTAAGAATTATGCTCGTTGAAAAGAACAACGAAAATAATGGTCTTAGAAATAAAATTGAATTATTAGAACAAGCCGTTGCAGAAGAACAAGAACAAAAATATAGATTACTTGTTGAAAATGCAGATCTTAAGAAGGCTTTAAAAAAATATTCCTAATTTATTATAGGCTCTCTTCTTAGCAAGTTTCAGAATTGCTCTTAATTCTGCAAAGTTCAAGTTTCTTTGAGCTGGATACAATGTTTCCTGTACATTGTCTAATTCTGCTTGCCAATTTAAATGATCAGGAGTTGAAAATAGTTCTGCTTCATATTTTCTTCTATCCATATAATCTGCTCTTATCTGCACTCTACTATATTTTCCAACTTTTCCAACTCTAAATCTTTGCATCATTTTAGGTACTGCCTCATATTGTCCCATATTAAGAACAGCCAGGCATGTACTTTTAGCAAAGTTATCTACACCAATATGCGAAACAAAACTTGCAAGAGCACCCATTTGATTTTGGTTTAAAGGCACTTTAACTAACTTTGTAATATCCTTAATTGCTTTTTTAAGATCAGCCTCTAAAGCCAATCTTTCTGCATTAGGACCTAACCCGTCCATAAATTCTACAAGTTTGTAACCTGTCTTTCTATCTATGTAAATTAAACTAGGTCCATCTATGTATAAATCTATACCTTTATCAGCAAGTTTCTGTTTGACTTCTTCAAATATATTTTTAGTATTAGCCACTACCGCCTCCTGCTTCTTTGATTATTTCCTTGGCCGCACTTTTGAATTCTTCTGCTTTACCGCCTGTAACGTCATTTATAACACCGTTAATTTGTCCTTTCATTTCACCTATTTTCATATCTGCTAAATCTAAAGGTAATCCTAAATCGTCTAATGAAAATTGTTTTAATTTTGCTTCTAAATCTGTTAAAATTTTACTCTGTCCTATAATTTTTTGCATTATAGAATTAGTTGTAGGTATTCTAAATGGAGGTATAGCAATACCTAAAGTTTCTGCAACTTTTGTTAGGCCTTCTATACTTGCTAAGTTTACGTCCTTTAATGCCATAAAGTTACTTACTGTTGCATTATATTCTGCATATACAGATTTAATACCGTCTGTTGCTTCATTAATTTTGTCTCTTGCATCAGCAAATCCCTGTCCTATTTTTGTTCCTTCTGGTGTATCAGCATCTGCTGGTGTATCGTCTGTAGGATCTACTTGATTTTCTAATGTTTCTCCATCTGCTGTTTCATCCTCTTCTATACTTGTAGGATCTTCTGTACTAGGGTCAAATTGTCCATGTCCTTTAAAAGGTTCTGCTGTAATTAGTCTACCAACAATAGTGTTTATACTTGCACCTTTCTCAGGTCTTTGTCCACCATTTAATATTGGATTATCTGCTTCTCTATCGTACTCAGGCGGTGTTGAGGATTGATCTGGTTTTTCTGTACCGCCTATTTGTGGAGCAGGAATGGCTGGTATAAGATCAGGAGTAGGAACTGCTCCAGGATTATTCAATCCTATAGTTGCTCCAAATAAATTTGTTGTGCCTCCTGCTGAAAGTGTTGCGGCTCCACCTGCTAAAACGTCAACTTTACCTGTGGCTTGTACTGTTGTGAATCCTTGAGACTGTATTGCCGCTCCTACAGTACTAGTTAAAGTTAATCTACCTGCAGAGTTTACTTGTAAATCACCTGCATTTGCTGTGATTTGTGCATTAAGATTTGCATGTATAGAAGTATCTGCGGCTGAATGTAATCTAAGTGAGCCACCTGTACCTAACGGAGGTACACCCAATGCTCCTAATTTGCCTGATATTCCTTTATATCCGCTATTATCATTATCACCTGTGGCCTTAATGTTAATGTCATTTCCTGCTTCTATATTAATATTTTTATCTGCTCTTAAATTAAAATCTCCTTTTGAACGAATACTCATACTGCCTTCGCCAAAGAAATTTATGTTACCGCCTTTATCCAATTCAAACCATGCAGTACCTGTTTTGTTTATAACATATATACATCCTGAAGTGTCGTCTAAAAGTATTTGATTACCGCCACCTGTTCTTATTCTTATATTAGAATTAGATTGATTGTCATCCATTATAAATTGATGACCTGGTCCTATAGAATTACCTTTATCGTCTCTGGGACCTTTTGTTAAAATTCCTAATACTTCACTTGGTGTTTCTCTTCTTGCACTACTAGATGTTGCTCCTCTTAATGGGTCGTTTATTAATCCTTGTTTGGTAATAGATTCTGCAAAATCATGATATATAGGTCTTAACTTTCCGTTATTTTTTGTATCAGTATCGTAATTATTCTTTTCTACAGTTGGTGTATTAAATGGTCCACCTTGAAAACTTGGACCGCCTGCAATTCCAGGAACCATTTGGTTAAATGGTACAGGCATTGTGTGGCCTACAATAAAAGGTTTTGATAAAAGACCGTCACCAAATGCTACTAAAACAGTATTACCAACATCAGGCGGTGGTGTCCACATACCATATGAATGTAAAGAATTTTCGTCTAGTTCAATATCATCATCTCGTACAAGATTAGGATTAGTTGCACCATAAAATTGTGAGGTGTACATACAATCAAATAAATTTTTCTCAGAAGGAGATTTATTTAACTCTGCAATATTTACAGAAACTTTTCCAGTTCTTAATGCATCTTTATTAAAGTCTACAACACCTATGTATATACCCCAAAATCTTTTCGTAGAATCTCTCTCCTCATAAGGATTACCATATGTGGCTTTCATAGAATTTAGGGCATAAAACCATTTAGGCATTTTTATCCTCCTCCTCTACTTGACTTCCAGGCATTATATGCCGCCGCCTGTTCACTTGTCATTAATCCTACACTAACTGCGTCGTTTATATTGGTACCGCCACCAAACTGTAAGAATCTATCTACGTATGCAGGGTCATCAAATCGTTTTTTATCATCTTCACTTATAACACCTTCTTGTGCGGCTTTAAATCTCAAAGTTTCTTCAAAGTTTTCTCGTATGTCATCTAATGATAAATCGTCTTTATTTGCTATTTTAGACAAATCCAAAGTCATTTCCTTTGCTGTTTGTAATTGAACTGTAAATCTTCCATTATTAAAACTACTTACCAATTCTAAGATTCTATATACACCAGTAATGAAATAACTTTGCTTGCCTATAGGATATAAACCTGTATTGTCATCTTCATCTTCTGTAAAGGGATCAAAATACATAGGTTGCCTTAATTCAAATAGTATAAAATTATCACCTCCATAGGTATTAATGTACTCATCTGTAGATTTTTCATCTTTAATAGAAGGCGTTTTTTCATAATTTATTCCACCTGATCTATCTGGCTCACCTAAGTACCAAGGGTCTCCCCTTATAATCATGTTCAAATTGTATAATATGTCAGCAGTATCTTTTTGTCCATACCTATAGCCAAACAATGTTTGTCCAGGAGTAGCAGGGCCACCTGAAGATATAGTATGATCTAAATGCCCCTCCTCTGTTCCAGGTTTCATCATAGGATTTTCTCTTTCTCTTTCTACAAGAGGCTCCGCCGCCTTGTTTGCACCTGTTCTTATAGCATTTTTAATTTGGGCAGTTCTTAAATCTGTGCTTAGTTCACTAGACATTTCTCCATATGTTAGTACATCTTGTCCATAAATATATCCACTGGGTTCTGCTGTATAATCTTCTTCACTGTTGTCTATTCTTCTCTGCCTATCACTTTCTGTAACTGAACCAGATTGTCCACTTGCACCTTTGGGTGTGAGCTCTTTAATAATAGCACCAGCAATTTCTCTATCTGATAAACTGTTGACTAAGGCTTGAGCCGCCGCACCTGCCCTGTCGCTTACAACTTCTTTAATTGTTGCTTCATTTAATCCAAATGCATTAGCAAGGTCTCGTACACTTCCGTCTTTTGCCGCTTTAAATATATCAAAAAATTTCTTTGCATTTTGCAGTAAACCTGCCACCTCTGCTAATGCTTTACCCCCTAAAGGTTCTCCTGGTTTAGCAGGATCTATTGCAAAACTTGTAATGTTATTTAAGGCCGCATTACCAAATCTAACACCTTGCTCGCCTAAACTATTTTTTGGAGGTAATAACAAATTAATACCAAAATCATATTTTAGATCTATGTTTAAAATTTGATCATTTCTTCCAGTAAAAATATATTCATAGGCTCGCCTTATTTCCATATTGTTTACACGTCTTCTAATTTCTTTCTCTCCAGGCTCAAGTTCTTCTGGAACTGCAACTGCCGTGGTTGCAGGAGTATTAAATACTCCTGGATCGAAAACTATCTCTTTGGTATATCCTTCCCTCTTTTCGTCGTATTTGAGTTGTCTTACATGTCCGTTAATTGTATAATCGTGTATAAAAGTCTTAGTATCATCGTATTCGAATTCACCATTTTCACCTATCATGGTTCTTGTTATACCATTAGTAAAATCTAAATTTCTAGAAAGTAACATTCCTATATACTCATCTACTGATGTGCCTCTAGGCACTTCTATTTTAATTTTGTTAGTTTCAGGATTTGATACATCTCTTGTGACACCTTCTTTGGGTGTTTGTGACTCTCCTCTGTCACTGCCGTCAGTGTCTACTTCTGGGTTTACGTCTGCTGTGGCGTCCTCTCCCCTAAACAATGTTTGGTCTTTAATAATATCTTGGCCATCTCCTGTTAAATTTTTTGTTAAAATTGTTATTGTATCCTGCTCTGTTTTATCACCGGCTTTTTCTTCAACGTATTTGTTCCATTGTAATACTAAATCTGCTACATGTTCGTCTATGGTTTCTCCCTTAGTGGTTATTGTAGTGGGAGTTTTGGAGTTTATATCTGAAAATCCTATGTCGTCTGCTATAGCGAATGCTAGATCATATGTAGTACCTGTACTATCTAATTCAAATGTTGCTGTTTGTAAAAGTGCTTTATATCTAAAAGGTCCTGCAATATCTCTAATTTGCCCGCCTCCGTCTTGCTCAAATCCGTCGCCTGATTCTTGATAACCTTGAAAATTTATTTCGAAAAAGAACGGTGATGCATCTACACCTCTGCCTGATATAGCAGGAATACCTAAACGGCGTCTGCCTAAAACAATCATATCAAAAAATGTAGCCGCTCCAGGTTGTTTAATCGTACAGCGGATCGTTTTAGTAATTTTTCCTCCCTTTCCACTGGGTACTAAATCTATCTCAACATCATCTATAAGTGTACCAGTTACTCCTGTTTGTGCTAAAACAACTGTATTTTCTGGTTTTGCCACATAGGCACCATTTAGAAATCCACCTCTTGATGTAACTTCACCTCCAGTATCTGATCTTGCACCATTATCAGTTGTGTCGCTTTTTACTTCCGTAATATCTTCTGTAGGAGGTATCATATATAACTTAATGTTATATGTAACATTGTCATATTGATCTAAAGGATTGGTTGGTATCTGACCTAGATAACCGTTGCTCTTTTTAACTACATCCGCCATTGTTTATCCCATCATGTTCTTGATGATTTCCGGCGATGGTATCTTTATCATAACTCCTGGTTTAAAATCGTTCAAAGGATCTTTGATGATGTCAGGATTTTTTAATGCAAATACCCACCACAGTCTCGGAGTGCCATACATTTCAGTTGCTAAAATATCAGGTCTACCAGCATGTGCATCTTTAATTTTATATTCTATTTCGTATGCATCTTCTGGAATACTAGGTAAAGAATTTATATCCAGGAAGCCTTCAAATGTTCCTGCATTTCTTAAAAAACTATCTCTTCTATGAAAATCTGCCATTAAATATATCCGTCTTTATATGCTTGTCCAGTTCTTAATGTATTAAGATTAAAGTTTTTACGCAATTTGTGTGGTGTGTAACTTGGGAAGATATCAAATGTAACAGTAGAATCTGTAGGTACAAACGTTGTAGTAGGTTCGTCGCCTACCTTAATTTCTACTGGAACATAATCAACATCAGGCGGTAACTCTAATGAGTATGATAATACAATTACTGGAACTTTATTAAACCCATGGTCACCTAAATATTCAAACAACATTACAGGAGGAGGCGTACCAAATGTTCCGTCTGCAACAGATTGATCACCATAAAATGATTTTGTTACTACCCTAGCAAATTGCATCATTGCAAGATAATACCTACCCTCATCAATGTTATTAACTGTAAATGTTGATGTTAGTGTTAGCCTAGGAGGTGTTGACATTTGATATGTATTAATAGGATAATTCATTCCTTGCATTTGCATTTGATCATATTCTGCAGATGCAGATACATAAATCTGTGGCGTATATTGCCAAACTAATCCGCCTGACTCCTTAATAGGGTTCATAATGGAGTTTTTGTCGTCACCGTAAAATCTTTTTGCCCCGCCTGCCTTGGGTCTTAGTCTTGCTCTCCAATCATAGTTTTCAGTAAACCCTTTTCCTTCTGTAGGATTGATTGCTGTAGAACTAGCGGCCTGATTACTTTGTTGACCTAATTGCTGTTTTAGTTGTTGTTCACTTAATTGTCTAGCACCAAATAATAAATTACTACCTGGGTTTCTGCTAGGTCCTGCTTGTCCGTCATAAAAGAAAGAATAGAAATCTGCGTCAGATAAACCTCCCAATAATGCACCTGTAATAACTTTACCGCCAGGTACTTTACCTAGTAGGTTGTTTCCAACACCGCCTATTAATCCTTTTAAATAATCACTTCCGCTTGGCATTTAATCTCCTTGTATGTAACTATTTATCGTATTCATTAAAACTAGTTTTAAATTGCCAGTTTTAATAAATACTTATTGACAATGCACAAGAACTGTGTATAATAACACAATATAAATGAACGATAATTTTGAGGAGATTATTAATGGCACAGCCTAAGAAGGTAAATTACCTAAACAACAAAGACATACTAAAAGAAATACATAAAAGTAAGATGACTTATTGTTATGTAGCAGACGAAAAATACGAAAATTTTGATGTAATTTTAGAAGATGTTAAAAAAATCAATAGAAACAGTATAAAGGTTGCAAGAGAAAACAGAGCATCTCAAATCCAATCTGCAGGATATCAGGCCGCAATGGCTTTACATGATCCTAAGGATTACAAAAATAAACCTAAGCAAAAAGAATTTGCAATAGATCCTAAAAGTATAGACCAAGAAGACTTAGTTTTTAGAGTTATGGACATGGAACACATTCCATTAGAGCCAGGTAGAAAAAAGAATCCTAGAAACGAAGCAGAAACAAGAGCAAAAGTAAATTTTCCTCCTTTCAAACACTATGCTTATGTAGGTGGTGAAATTAAAGAAGTTGCAAGAAGTCATTGGCAAGGAAGTTTAAGTAACGGAGAGTTCTCTGTAGATCATGGTAGAATTACTAATAAACTAGGAACAATGTTTTTAAAATTAGTTGAAAGATATTCGCATAGAGCAAACTGGAGAGGATATACTTATGTAGACGAGATGAGAGGTCAAGCATTAGTACAATTATCTCAAATAGGATTACAATTTAATGAAGCAAAGTCAGATAATCCATTTGCATATTATACTGCCGCAGTTAATAATAGTTTTACAAGAATTTTAAATTTAGAGAAAAGAAATCAGATGATTAGAGATGATATCCTAATCGACAGTGGACATTTACCAAGTTATGGTAGACAGATCCAACATGAAGAAGAAATGCGTATTCTAAGAGAAAACGCACAATCAGAAAATTCACAAGACTAATTTATGGCTCAACTGTTTAAGACAGCGGCCTGTTTTACGGATATACATTACGGATTAAAACAGAATAGCCGTTTACATTTAGAAGACTGTCACAGATATGTGGACTGGTTTATTGCAGAAGCAAAAGCCAGAAATGCAGAAACCTGTATATTCCTTGGTGACTGGAATCATCACAGAGCAAGTATTAGTGTAGCAACTATGAATGCCTCTATTGTGGACTTTAAAAAATTAAATGATGCTTTTGAAAAAGTCTATTTTATAACAGGTAATCACGATTTATATTATAAAGACAAAAGGGAACTTAATAGCATAGAGTATGCCAGAGACTTATCTAATTTTATAATGGTAGATGAGCATTTCCTAGAAGATGATGTTGCAATTATACCTTGGCTTGTTGGCGATGAATTCAAACAAGTACAAAAAATGAAATGCAAATATATGTTTGGACATTTTGAATTACCTTATTTTAAAATGAATGCTATGGTAGAAATGCCAGATCATGGTGGTATTAACGATAAAATGTTAAGTGGGCCAGAGTATGTGTTTAGTGGACATTTTCATAAAAGACAGTTTAAAAATAATATACATTATATAGGCAATGCTTTCCCACACAATTACGCAGACGTAGATGATAACGAAAGAGGTGCCATGTTCTTAACATGGGGAGAAGAGCCTTTGTATGTTAATTGGGCAGAATGTCCTAAGTATAAAGTGTTTACACTTAAACAATTATTAGATGATCATGCAAA